CTGAGATACAACAGTTCTTAGGTACTAAACTTTATGAAAAATTACAGACGGAAATTATAGGTGATACCCTATCTGGTAACTACGAAACATTAGTAAATGAATATATTAAGCCAATGCTTATTTGGTATACTCAAGCGACTTATATTCCTTATGCAGCATATCAAATATCTAATGGGGGAATATATAAACATAATTCAGAGAATGCTACATCTGTAGATGAATCTGAGATTAGGACTTTAGCTGCTCACGCAACGGAAACTGCTGAGTTCTATACGCAAAGATTTATGGATCATATGAACTACAATAGTTCTTTATACCCTGAATATGTAAGTAATCAAAATGATGGGATGTATCCGGAGAGAGATGTAAACTTTACTGGGTGGGTTTTATGATAAAGGAAGTGAAGAAGGTTTATAAGCCAAAAAAAGAAAACGAAATTAAATTAAATAGTTATTTAAAAAAGAGAGATGGCGAATCAAATAAATTGGGGAAAGGTATATTGTGATATGGAGACCAACGATGCCTTCGGTGTCGATGAACAATGGTCAACATTTGCAATCAACGATTTATCTACTCCCACTTGTTGGGGACTTGTTCCAGTAACACCGTTTACAGCAGATATGGTTAGCTATTTTGGAGGTAATATAACAACAGATACAACACAATTTACAGCAGATAAAACACAATTATAAATAAAATAAAATGGCACAACAACTAATTGGAATTGGGACAACAGCTAATGATGGTACTGGAGACCCGTTAAGAAGTGCGTTTGATAAATCTAATGACAACTTTACGGAGCTATATGGAAAGCCTGATTTATCTTTAGCTACTAATACGCTAACGCTAACAAAACCTGATGGTACTACAGATACTGTAGATCTAGCTCCTTATTTAGACGATACTGCAATAGTGAGTGCTTCAATCGATGGGTCAGGCATTGTAACTTTTGTAAATAGTGATACGTCTACTTTTACTCTTGATTTGTCTAGTCTGTTAGATGACACTAATTTAATCACTAGTGTAGATGGTGGTACAGGATTAGAAGTTGATACTACTACTGGAGATGTTACGGTAAGCATTTCTGATGGTGGTGTAGATACTTTGCAATTAGCAGATGATGGAGTTACTTATGATAAAATGGCGGAGGAATTTACTACTGCTGCTGTTATTTCTGCAAGTGATGTAGACTTTAGTTCTGCTGCGGTATTTACAAAAACAATATCAGGTAACACTACACTTACATTTTCAAGCGTAGAAACAGGAATGGTTAAGGATTTAGTCATTACAGGTGCTTATACTTTAGCACTACCTGCTTCGGTTAAGACAATCACAGGAACGTATGATGGTTCAGTAGGAAACCTAATTCAAATAGTATCAACTAATGGCTCAACAGAACAATGGGCAACAATCTCTCAAGAAGCATAATTATGGGAAAGAAAGCAATAAATAGAAACGGTGTAATAAAGGTTTACGAAGGTGTACCTAAAACCTTATACTCTTCAACAGGAACTTACTTAAATGCTCCTGCTATGACAAGTGGAGAGTTAAGAAGTGCAGGTTTATTTGATGTAGTATTACCTGATGGTTATGATTCACAAATACACGATCTATCGGAAATCTATTGGGATAGTGCCAACACACAATTTACTTACGACAAATCAAATAAGACTTGGTCGCAAACAGTAGCTGAACTTAAAGAACAAAAGATAGCTAACTTAAAATCATCTGCTAACTCTGAACTATCAAAAACCGATTGGTATATAGTAAGAGAAGCTGAAGGTGGTACTGCTGCACCTCAAGATATTTTAGATGAGAGAGCAGGTATAAGAACTACAGTAGCTACAAAAGAGAGTGAAATAAACGCTAAAACTACAAAGGCATCAGTTATTACTTACGATATAAGTCTATAATATGATTGGTAAAAGATTAATAAATACAGGAGCAGCAGCAGATGCGGTATTCACTCCATCAGAACACTTTAACACTGTACTCTATACAGGTAATGGAAGCACTCAACGTATAGGTGGTTATATAAATAGAGGTGCAGTATTTAATGGGAGTAGCAGCTATATTGATTTAGGCAATAACGAATCAAATAACAAATCTTTAATATCTGTTTCCTGTTGGTTTAGAACTTCTTCTACTTCAACAGCAATTATTTGGAATAATGGCGGTAACGACTCATCCTCTACAGGTTTAGCTTTAAAATCTTTAGCTTCAGGTGTGCTTTATTTTCAGGCAAATACAAGTGGAACAAGTGTTACTGATACAGGAACAACTACCATAAATGATGGAAATTGGCATCACGTTGTAGTTAATTATGATAATGGAGATTTTAATGTATATCTTGATGGTAATTCTACTGCTGAATTAACAGGAACTTCTTCTGCCTTTACAACTACTGCAAATCAAAATTTTATAATTGGTAGGCTTTCAAGAGTATTAGTAGATTATTTTAACGGTGCAATAGACCAATTTAGAATATTCAATAGAGAGCTTACAACTACAGAAGTAACTACTCTATATGGAGAAACATTTGCTTCAGCATCTAAATCAGTTACTGATATATTCTCGGATAGTTCAGCTGTTGCTTTATACCAATTAGATGGTAATGCAAATGATACAGGAGGAGCAAGTGGTAAGTTTGGAAGTGCTGCTATATTTAATGGGAGTAGTAGCCATATTGATATAGGAGATGTCATACCTAATACTGATACTGACTATTCTGTATCTACTTGGATTAATATTGATTCAGGATTTACTTCAGGAAATAGAACTATTCTAGGTGCTGCTTCAAGTTCTTCAGGAACGGAGGGTTCTTTTAGATTACAGTTAACTTATGTTTCTGCAAATACAT